CTCTCATTTTGCGCCAGAAGGCCAGGATGTCACTTCCGGCGTATAGCTTGCGGCAGGTCACTCTACCCAGCCTGAACCGGATGAGGCCTTGCGTTGTGTAGCGATGGAGGCTCATGCGCGATATGCCTAAATGTTTGCATGTCTCGGCGGCGGTATATCTTCCGTCCTTCGCTACCTGTGGTACGGTTGGTGTGATCATACTTTTCTTATTTTTTTGTTAGTCTTCGTCAATCTCCTCCCACTTGTCGTGGATCTCTCCTGATGGGAACTCACCGCGTCTCTGCCAATAATCCCAAAGGGTTAGGCACGGGGCGCCAAATAAAAAAGCCATTAAAAGGCCAGGCAGGCTTCCTGCTGCTGCAATGAATAGGCCGATGAATGCTATTACGGCAAGTGGGCCGATAACTAAATAGCGCCAGTTAAAATACTTCATCATAACACGGCTCCCTCCAAAAGCTCAGATTCAGATCTTTTAATGATAGTCCTCACTGTGCCCGAAGACAGGCTATACTTAGCCGCGAGGTAATCAAGGATTCTGCATTGACTTTTAGCAGGGTCCTTCTTAAGCTCTACATAATCATCGTAAAGCCCTTTGTTGCGCTCTTGAATGCGCTCTTGTGCTGGTGTGAGCCAGTTGAAATCTGTTATGTCCATAGTCTTTGGTTTTGTTGATTTGTGGCGGAGCGAGGAGTCGAACCTCGAGGGGCTGTGGATTCATTGGAACGGGAATTGTTGCGTGTGGTAACAAGAAACGATGACAAATGGGAATATTACTATGAGTAGATGCAGCGCCTCCACTTATGCTGCGTTCTCCGCCTTGGCTCCGGAGGGCTGGGAAAAGGAATTAAGCAACCACGCCCTCCGGCATTGATTATCAAAATAATCTACCATGAAAATAGCTATTCTCGTCTCTCGACGATGGAGCTCGGCCTCTGCTCTGCTCCTGGGATGGTGCCTATGTCGAGATGTCGGCTCGGCATAGACTTTTTGAAATAACCGAAATTAACAACTCATTAATAGAGTACACGGGATTTTCACCCGCCCCAGGCTCCTTACCTGGTATATATGGATTAATATTTATTGAACTGTCGTATCATCTGAGCTCTGATGGCTTCTGCCGATTCTGCCGATATGCTGTTTAGCGAGATGAAGTCTTCGCCGTCTGTGATCCAAGTATGCCCGTAAACGTCTCGATCTATTCTGATGGCGTTCATCGCCGGACGCTTGGATATCTGTTTGCAAATGTCATATGGGAAATCAACTTTCACCGGATGTTCGAAGTGAAATCGCTTACCATATTCGATATACTCCTGAGCGAAGCGCTTGAGGCTCTGCCGCGGTGAAATCGTGTCTCTTAGCTTATGTTCCATGATGCAAAAATTTTGGGTTATGCGTGTAACCATTCGTAGTTTTTCGTGTTACACTTATATTCACCGTCGCTGTCGAGGATCATTTCTTCAAGGAGAGCGTCTTTGGTTTTGTCGATAAACTCCTTGTTGAATTTCTCGGCGGCGGCTTCTTTTGAGCTGAACTGGAGGACTTCGCTGAAATCTCCTGCCCAAAGGGTTAGCTTATAAATCTTCAAGTCTTTCATTTTGTTTCGGTTTTTGTTTCGTAATTGTTTCTGTTTTTTGTTGCGTCTTTTGTTCTGTTTTGATGATAATTTTATAACTTTGTTTTTATTTATTATTATCATCAATGCAAAGTTAGGAAATAATTTCGATTTCATCAAGCGTTTCGTGTAATTATTTCTAACATTTAATACTTTTTAAGATTACTATGGGAAATGATTTCTCTGTAAAGGAATATCGACAAAGGCTTGGTCTATCGCAGGATGAATTGGCGTCGATGTGTGGCACTACGGTTAGAACCGTACAAAATTGGGAGAATGGTGGCACGGTTATCCCTGCCATTCAGAAATTATTACGCCTTTTGGAAAAAGAAATGATTTCAGGTGGTAATGCCACTCGCGTTGAAACGCTGGATCGGCGTATATATGCTGTGTGCAATTACTTTCATGTCAGGCGTCCTGAATTTGAGCAACGCTCCGGCCTCCCTTCCGGCTGGTCGAAACTTGGCAGCATCTCTGATGATGATGCCTCGGCGATTGTCGGGGCCTTTCCTTCCCTCTCTCGTCAATGGCTTTTAACCGGCGAAGGCGCCATGCTGGTTAGTTCCGGTCAGTCGTCCTCTAACAATTCCGGCATCATGGTAAATGGCAACATCGCCACTAACTCCGGCTCGGTCGTGCCCGATAAGCAATTTCAACGAATAATGGATGAGGTGTCGGAATGGCGCACTACGATTAATGACCTTGTAAAGAATAGCCAATCGGTGAATAATAGGCTGATAGATTTGGTCGAAAAACTCGTAATTAAGTGATGTGTGGTGTGGCGGATTCGGGAAGCTCTAAGGAAATAAAAACAGCAATATTTGTGCAAGTAAAAAATTAACTGTTCATAAGTTGTAGATAATCAATACGTTGCAAGGGTTGTTAAAACGCCTGGAAAGCGTGTGTGCGCCAAAAGTGTACCGCGAGTTCGAATCTCGCCCACTCCGCTCCAAAAGATAGACAACGCATTGATTATCAATACACTAAAGATATTCAGTGCGTTGTCTTTTGTCGTATATATGCCTCTGCAAACGTCGATGGATCGCTGAATTTGGTAACAATGTGTAACAAATCGTATTATAATAGAACATAAAAACAGCAAATAAACAGCAAGTAAATTTAGCTATGATTACAACTCGCTTCTATCTCGATGAACGATGCGCCGTGGAAGGTCGCCCGTCGCCGTTGAAAATTTCAATCTGCAAGGCGTCACGCCGTGCTTTAATCTCACTGCCCATCTCGCTGCTACCCTCGCAGTGGGATAGAAAATCTCAGCTCGTGGTCGGCCATCCGGCAAGGGCAAACCTCAACTTGATGCTCGCTCAGTATCGGGTGCGTGTTGAGGAAATCATCAATCGGCTGCTGCTTGAAGGCAAAACCGCCGAAGTCAATGTGTTCGCCATAAAACGCATGGTGGAGGATGAATTATTTCCAAAGGAGGAAACGCCGCCGACATTCGCTGATGTGGCTCGGCGGTTCATCTCCGGCAAGTCCGGCAGGACGGTCGGCATATACGAGGCTACGCTGGCGATGATGGCTCGCTTCGCCGGTGATGATTTCGAGCGCCTGTCCTTTGACGAAATAAACAAGGCGTGGCTCGCTCGCTTTGATGATTTCATGGCACAAACCTCACCCTCTGCCAACGCTCGCAATATTCATCTGCGCAACATTCGCTCAGTGTTTAACTTTGCCATTGACGAAGGTGTGACGTCGCTCTATCCTTTTAGGAAATTTAAAATCAAGCCTGAGCCTACTCGCAAACGCGCCTTCTCGGTCGAGCAAATTAGAAAAATCATTAGGACGCCTCTCTCTGATGCAGCCGCGCCTTATAGGGATATGTGGGTGCTTATCTTTTTGTTACGTGGTATTAACGTGGTGGACTTGTGCAACCTTGATTGTATCTCCGGCGATGGCAGGCTTAATTATATCCGTGCCAAAACGCATAAGGAATACTCTGTTAAGGTCGAGCCCGAAGCTGCTGCGCTAATACAAAAATACTCCGGCAAGGATCATCTGCTTTTCATGCTTGATAGGTACGCCAACTATCGAGGCTATTATATGATGATGTGCCGTGGCTTGGCAAAGGTTCTGGAGGAGCTGAACGCCGTGAATGATGGCGTGACCTTCTCAGAGCTGACCTCGTATAACGCTCGCCACTCGTGGGCTACAACGGCGGCTCTGCTGGATATACCAAAGGAAACTATCGCTGCTGCTCTTGGTCATGGCGGTAGCACCGTCACTGATATTTACATTGCCTTTGATGGCCGCAAGGTGGATGAGGCGAACCGCCGTGTGATTGATTTTATCTTTTACGGCAAGTAAAAAGCGCCGGAGTGGTTAGCTCCGGCGCTATATTGATTTTTAATTGCTTGCGATAATTAGTTTGGCTGATAGTGCCTCGCAAATTTTGGATAGCTTAGTGATGGTGGAGTTGGCGATGCCATTTTCTACGAGCGCTAACTGCGCTTGCGTGATGCCGGCTGCCGTCGCAAGTTCCTGTTGTGTCATGCCTGATCGCGTTCTAAGCTCGGTGATCATCGCGCCGAGCTCCTGCTGTGCTTTAGTCGTCATGTTATTTTTCGATTTCGATAATTTCGTAATAGTTGTCGCCGATTCTGCCGGAGAACTCTCCGAATTCTATTCTCGCGATATCTCTGATCGCGTATATATAAAGAAGTGTTTCATTTTCGATGTCATCATTAGTGAGATCATATCGGCTAAGCATTGAGTTATCAAAAACGCAGCACTCGCTGGTAGGTGTGACGTAATCGCCGCTTCCTTCGCTGAATTCGGCGACGAGGCGCCCCCAGCAATCGCAGTAGCTTACTCCGCGATCTGCCCAGCCGGCGAGAATCTCCTGGCTGCCATCGTAGTTGGTTTTCACGAGCTTATATTTTTTGTCTTCTTTGAATTCCGGCAACAAGAAAAATCTGCTCCATTCCTTTTCTTCGCCGGTGTATTTTACATAAATCGCTTTTGTAAGCTGATTGTAGAATACGTCTTCTACACCTTTGTCCATGATCTCGGCGAGTACGCCGTTGCGAGCTTTGCCAAAGCCTTCGATTTGGAATCTGCCATCTTCGTTTATGAATACGAATTGTTCGGCGCTTGTCAATGTGTTAAGAAGTCTCTCTGCTGTTGCGTTCATCGTTTTTGTGGCCCTTTTTAACTGTTGCCCTCAGCTCTAAATTTGTTGTTCATTTCTGTATTGCAAAGTTAGTAAAATTATTTCATATATGAAATAATTATCAAGTATTTTTCCGTGAAGAATTGTTAAATTAGAAAAGATTTTTTCGGAACTGCGATTTTAATAATGAAATAAGTGTTATCTTTCCTGCTGAATCATGAATTTTTGAGTTAGTTGACCGGCGCCCCTGTGAAGTGGTGTCGGTTTTATGTACCCTAAACCGCCATTTCGTGCCCACGTTGGCTCTTTATGGTCATGAAATAGGGAAATTTTCTATTTCTTCCCTGTATTTCCCTATTAATTCCCTATCAACCCCGCCAGCTCCTTAATATCTTCACTTGTAATTCTCACCTTCCCCAGCTCGCCAAACAGCAAATCGCAAATCGCATTATGCGGTATCTCCACACAAACCTCGCCCTGTCCGATGGTCATGTTGAACGCTCCGAGCTTATATCGGCTTGGCTGCATCTGGTGCAGCATACTCGTTAGGTCGTCGATTAGCGTGCTGAGGCTGATGCTGCCTTGGTCGTCGGCGATGAATAGTGACGCCTGTTGTACCATCTTCGCTGTCTGGTCGTGGCTTCTGGTTAGATAGTTTGCAAGCCCCTTTTTGAGGTAGTGGCTTAGTAAGATATTGTTAGGGAATAGTTCATCTATTTTAACGCTTCCCCACGTCTTAATTGCCTCGCTGATGTCTGAGGCAAGCTGTGGCAGTGTGTCTTGTGTATAGTTCATTTCTTACGCTTGTTTTTAGTGTTTAGGTACTCGTTAAATGTCTTGTCGGCGTGGTTCTTGGTGTAGTCCTCCCACTGTCGGCGGTGCTGCTCGGCTTGCTCTGCCGCTTGTCGGCTTAACCTTCGGATGGTAGCAAGGTGTGCTTGCAAGGCGTCACGCCCCTCTGCGGTAGCCTCTACGTTAGGGCGCATTAGCTTTAAATACTCTCTGTTAATGATATCCGCCACGGCCTGTTGTGACGCTTGGAACTCCTCGCTCGCTTGTATGATGCTTAGTTGCTCGACGCTCATGGTCGCCGTGGTTCGGTCTATCTCGTCCCAAATCGGCGTCGGTGATGTCCTCTGTGGCGACATTAGCTGTTGCTTCTGTGCTTCGAGTTGCGCTTGCATCTGCCGTAGCTGGGTGAGGCGTTGCTCGTAGTCGCCTGTGCTTAATAATGGGTCCTGCCCTATAAATACGTTTTGCATAATTAATTGGGTTTGTAGGCAAGGGGCGACGCTGGAGGATAATGCCACCCCTCGCCGTTGTTACGCCTTGTTTTTACGGCGCTTTGGTGATTTAGCTCGCTGTGCTATTACTGGCGTTGCACGCTGAATAGCTGCCATAGCCTGTTACTACGGGTGTGGATGGCAGCACTACTTCGCCATAGATAGCCTTGCAAGTCTTTTGATTGGTGTAGGTGGTGGCGGCGTTGTAAGCCTTGTCGATTTCGCACTGAATGAGCCTGTCTTGGTAGGGACGGATGGCGGCGTTGACTGCCACGTCTTTCTCTAAGTGGCTGATTCGAGCGTTGATTTCGTCAAACCCGTCACGCTGCCCCTTGTAGAGTGCAAAATTGGCGGCATACATTTGGTTGGTGAGGTTGTCGCCTAAATCTCGGTAGCCCTTGTATAGCGCAAAGTCGGCGTCGATTTGTCCCTTCCAAAGTGAAAACTTCTCGGCGATGTCAGTGTTGCGGTTGGCGTAGAACTCGTTCTGAGTGTTTAGCTTCATGCCCCACATCTCGTTGGTTAGCGCAAGGGTTTCCTCGCAGCCCTTAGAATAGGTTTCAAACGCTGTGGGCGCTGTGGCTGATGATCCGCCCAATGATGCGTTAATATTGACGTTCTCCGGCATGGTCGTGCCGCCGCCTAAAAACGAGCCGCCTCTACCCATTAAGCTCCATGCGCCGAGTGCGCTGCCGATGATGCCGAGTGTAAGAGCTGCATTGCCTTTGCCGTTGCTGGCGTAGGTTTTGCCGTTCTCCTCCCAGATGCGCTTCTCCTCAACTACTTTCTTTTCTGTGTCCATAGTCTAAAAATTTGATTCGCCACGATGTTATGGCTTGATGCAAAGTTAGCGGTTAGGTGTTTCGTGGCGCTGCGGTCATTTCCGATTGCTTGCTGATTTCTCGCTTGATTGCTTCGTATTTTTGTCGCAGCTGTCGGCTCTGACTTATGCGCCCTTGGAAGTTGGATATGGCGTGGCGCACTGTCCTTGGCGTGACGTGTGCAAAATTTGCAATAGTCGTTGTATGATGCCCTTGTATATGCAAGGCTTGTATAAGTAGATGTCTGGCGTCAACTATCTCGGCGATGCGAGTGTTGGATAGAATGTCATGATGCGGTATGCGTGTGGCTGCCGCCACGATGTTTAGTGTGTTTTCCATGTATTTAGTTGCAAATTAATAAATTAAACATTAACTTTACAACACGTAATTTGTTCTCATTGTTTTTGTAATAGGAGTTTAGAATTGAGTTTTTCATGGTATTAGATTTGTTATACGCGCGTTGCCTGCGAAGGTAGCGCGTTTTCTTGTTTGTGTTAAAAGAAAGTGTTAAATTTGCCAATGCATTAGTGGACATACTTTTCTTCATATTCCCGATTTATTAGCAAAGAATAAGAATTTTTCCTCCTGCTCGCGACGAGTGGGAGTTTTTTATTACCTTTGCGCCAGCCCGTGAGGGTTTTATATTGTTAAAACACAAATGTAAAGTTAGTATTACGAGTCGGCTTCGGTCGGCTCGTTTTCATATTAATACCCCTCGCATATCACTACGCAAGGGGTACTCAACAAAACAACTAAACCTAATAATAAGAAAAACTCAGAAACGAATTATGCTGTACCCGATACCAACACCGATGTAAGGCTGCACTCCTTTTGGTGTAGCTGCCATGCCTGCCGATGCGTTGATGCTCCATCGCTTAGTTGGCTTGGTGATAGTATTGGTGATAGTGACTGTTGATAGCTGCTGATAAACCTCGATGCTGTCAAGCCTCGGTTCATAGCCGCTTATCCACGCCGTATAAGTGCTGTCTTGGTACGTGCGCTGCTGGATAGGTAGCTGCACTCGCACCGTGTCAGTTGTGGTGCTGATGAGTTGCACCGTGTCGGTGCGTAGGAACGTGCAAGCCGTAAAGTGCGGCTCTCGGATGGTAACGGTGTCAACGGTGTGAATATACACCGTATCTGTGGTGGTCGTCGTGGCTTGTTCTGCGCTCGTTTTCTGCTCGTATTTAGCGAAGCATGAACGCATGGCGAAGCCCATAGCTACGATGAGTATAATATCAATGGCTATCACTAATACAAAGCCGTAGTTGTGTCTTGTTTCGCTTGCCATGATTCGCTGATTTTAGCGTTATACTCCTCTGCTGATTCGCTGTCTATCTCTCGCCAGTCGCTCTCTGCTGCGCCCTCTGATAGGACTACCAACGTGGCGATGATTCGCTTGTTGATAGGTACGTCGGCGGCTTGCGTTAGGTAATGATTCGCCGATGGGGTTAGGATTCTCGGCGTAGGGGCTTCTTCTTCATTCATAATATGTATATTTGCCAACGTGAAATGTAGCCGCAAAGGGAATTAATGCCTTATCTCTCTGCAATCGGTCACGTATCACGTCGCTTCGGGTTATGGTATAATGTGATTTATTCGCAAGTTCTTCCTCTGTCGGCTCGTCACCGATGTCGGATGTGAAACAGAAACGTATGATTACCTTCTCTTGGCCTTTCACGGTGTCTTGCTTGCATTCAAGGATTAGTAGCTCTTTGGCGTCAAGTGTGGTAATAGATACAAATCTCTCTTTATTTAGACCGAAATACATTGATGGTCGTAAGTCGGAAAGTCTTTTATATTTCATATACAGTTTGAGTTTGTCGCCCATGACGGACTGTAATAGGTGTCGGCAATCGCCGTGTTTACACCAACCATAAAAAGCCGACATTTGCTGTTTGTAAACCTTGTTTGGTACATTGCCTTGTATGAGCTGGCGATGGCGACGCTTCATGTGCTGTTTAATATGCTTGCGCAGCTTAGTGTGCGTCGGATAGATTTTGTAACCGAGAATATCCATGCCATAGCTTAGTGGTGCGATGCGCCAATTAGGTTTCATTGATAGATTGCGTTCTGCGAGTGCTTGGCTTAGCTTCGCCAACACTCGTTTAGCCTCGTATTTATCGGTGACTATCGCCGCTATATCGTCCATGTTGCGTGCCGAATAAATCACCGCTTCGTCTTGCTCCAATAGCTTATCTATCGGGGTAAGAAATAGGTTGCCGTTGAATTGGCTTAGTGGTATGCCGATGGGGATTCCTGCGCCTTGGTATGAGTCAACGGCATATAAGATAAAATCTCTTACTTGTGGGTGGTCGCTGAATAGCTCACGTATCATCTGTTTTAATATCTCCTTGTCGATACTCTGATAATACTTGCGGCAATCCAGCTGAATAAAATAAGCGTTAGGGTTGGCTCGCACTGCGGCTTCAAGGTGCTTTAGCATATTCGTTGTGCCTCTACCTTTAATGCTACCAAAGGTGCGCTCAGAGAAATACTGTATGAATATCGGTGCGACGATGTTTAGCACCGCTGTTTCCTTGACATTATCAACCCAGTCACTGTGATAGTTGATGGTGCGCCGCTTAGGCTCGTAAACTTCCATGTTAGCGTAAGGCGCAAAGATATAATCTTCGTTACTCATGTGCTCGGATAACTGGCGTTCCAGCTCGTCACGATTTTCGAGCCATTGGATATGCTGCGGCGATAACTTCTCTTTGTGCGCTTCGGGTTCTACGTAACCCATAACGGCATTAACCGCCGCTCGTATATTATAAGGGTTACAAATAACCTGCCAAAGCCCTGTTTGTGTAACCACAGAGCTTTTACACTCTGCGGTCGGTTGTTGTGTTCTGCCGTTTTTGTTATCATCGGCAAAGTCACGGAACGGGATGGGTGAAATAGTTGAGGCAGCAGACCCGTACACGTTGTTGGCATTGCCGACGTTGTTCGAGTTGTTGGCACGGCCCACGCCAACGTGAAGGGACTGCGGTATGTCCTGTGACTTATATTCCATTACTTATGTCGCCTTATGCGTGCTATTGGTATCGGAGTGGCTTCCTCAACTTTCACTGACACGCCTCCGTCAAATAATGTTTTCTGACCTCTCGCCGTGCTTAGATACGTGCAAGCAAGCGAAGTCCCATCAAGCAGGGTTCGCTGATTACGTGCCGTGTTAAGTATCGTGCACGATAACGATATGCCACCTTCGATTAATGCAACCATTACTCGGATGAATTTGATTTAACCATTAATCTTAGTTGTACATATCTTGCTTGCGCACGTGATTTAACGAGCGTGTTAGAATAGCCGCCGTTGGCTGTCGTCTGCCATGCAAGATAGTTGCCACTGCCAAGGTAGTTACCGTCTGCGTCTTGCTGATAACTGCCGCCGACACGTCCTGCGAAATACTCGCCCCACATCTGCGCTGGAATCCACGGCTGACTCGGCACTCGGCTGTCGTCAAAGATAACCGCTATCTTGTAGTCGGCGTCGTCGCAAGTGAACGTGTCGTCGTCATTCTCGGCGACGAAACTCTCATTATGCACGATGGTGCGCCCACGGTATTGAATCTCCTTGTCGTAGATGTTTAGATACGTGCCGCCCTTCTGTAAACCTTCACTTGATTTGATGATGGCGTAGGCAGTCGGACACGTGCGCAGTAGTAGGTAGTCGTTGACGTTGCAGTCAAGTATCTCGCTTGCGTAGGCTTGACTGTCAGACTCCTCGCTCGATGCGGTGATGGTTGCTCCGTTGGAATCTACAACGATGATATTACCCTCGGCAATATACACGTCGTCACAAAGCAAGCTGCCGCCACGCACGACGTATCTACCCTCGGGTAGTGTCGAGCCTAACGGATATTTATCACCTTCGGGGAACTTGTCACCTGCTCGTATGCCATACTCTTGATACTTGCTTTCGTATTGCGCAAACAATCCTGAAATGGCTATTTTGTCGGGGTTAGTCACCAACACTTTTGAGGTGATTTCTCCAACATGGGCGTCAACGCTGTCGTCAAGCACGATTTTATCATCTTGTACCGCCACAAGTCCGCTTGCTGTGCGCTCGTCCCATGTCGCAGGTGTCTGACTCGAATCTGACTTAACTGGTATGCGGATGGCTGGCTCTAAAGCACCACGGTAGTTGTTGGAATATGGTAATAATTCCTCGTCGGCGTTCTCGTAGCGTAGTGACAAATCTCCATTATCGGGGTCATTGAAAACGTCGTAGCTTGTCTTGTTTGAAAACACGCAGTCCTCAAACACAGTCTTAACGGTGTCGGTGTAACCTTTGGTGGCGATATAGTCATTGAGCCACGCTTGGCGTTCCTCGCTCGTTTCCCCTTGTACTTCGAGCAGGGTGTCTTTGTCGTAGAACTCACAATCGGATGTGAAAAAACAATTGTTGAACGTCAAACATTCGTTGCAAAAGATGGCACACTTACCCATTACCCATGCGATGAGCGAGCCATGCTGACCTGTGTTGCGTTGCTCTTGGCGTAAGGACTTTGGCACGTCGTAAACACTGAATCCTTTGCACGTGTTGTTATTGCCTTGAATTGTGTAGTATAGCTTGTATGCGCTGTTACATTGCGGGGAGCAAATCACATTTTGCTGTGCGGCGGTATTGCCGCCTATCCCCCCCATGTACAGCCCACTCGCCCGCACACAAACAAGGGAGGCAGCAGACCCGCACACGACGCTGGCAACGCCGACGCCGGCCGAGGTGCCGGCACGGCCCACGCCAACGAGAAGGGTGTTAGCTGACGACGACGCAGAGCCATACGTCACGGCAGGACAGTTGATGAACATCATGCTCGGCGTGGTGAAACCGTAGCAGGTAAACGAGCCGTTGCCGTCAAAGATAGCCGCCCCGTAGCTGTCGCCTTGTATGGTCGTTGAGTGTGAACCGTCGCTCATATCTTCGCAAAACGAGCCACGGCAAATAATCACGCTCGGATGATACGTAGTGTGCCCACGCCATGCCTTACCTAATGACTGATAGGGATTGGCTTGCGTGCCGTTGCCGTAGATGTCACTGCCACACATACTATCGACATAGACTGCGCCACTTGTCGTAGTGCGCCATTTAAACGGTTTTGTTGCCATATATTATCTCTCCTTTGCGGTTACTACAACGGCATTGGATTTTAACGCCCATGAGCCGCTGTTGGGGTTTACATATTCTCGCAGCACCTTAACGGTGGCTGTGTCGCTCTCAAAGGTATATTCGGTAGGTCTGCCAAACTTATCTTTCTGACAAGGTAGGCATTGTTCGCCACCTAAACGGGAATAGACTTCCTCGTTTAGGAATGTGTAATACTCGTCTGATTGAGTATCTTTCTCGGCGTCAAAGATGACTCCTTCTTTAATTTGTATCTGCATAGTTACTCAAATTTTCTTTGGTACGTAACTCCGATGGCGGCTTCAAGGCCTTCGGTTTGTCGCTCGATATTCCACACGGCTATCTTCTCCGCAGGGATAATCGCTCCGACTGCCTCGGTCAGTGTTTCGCCTTCGATAGTCAAAATTAATGCTTTTATGTTAATAAATTGCACAGAAAGTATCTCAATGTCGCAATTTTCCATGTTAAAGTCCGTCGCTTGTGTTGCGTCGGTGTTAAAATCAAGGGTGTAGCTACCTTTTTCGGCGGCTTCCCTTGCGAGTGCGGCTTGCCGCTTGGCGTAGTCACCTTGCTCTTTGGCATAGCTTGCTTGCTCGTTAGCTTCGTTGACTGCGTTCATCGCTATTAACGCCGCCTCCTTCGCTTGCATCGTGGCTTGTTGCGTCTGCGCTGTCGCCTCGGTTGTCCTGTCAATAGCTTCGGTCATCTGCGTTGACAAATCGCTGAAAGCCTCGCTGCGAGTCTGCTCTGCTGATGCACGCTCGTTCTCTGCGGCCACTCGCTGCTTTTCCACCTCCATACGCTCAAGCTCATTGTCGGTTGCGCTCTCGTCGTTGGCGATGCGTTCTTTTTCAGCTTCAATGCGCTCTGCCTCGGCTACCTTGCGAGCCTCCTCATTTTCGATGCGTGTATCTTCATTCTCGTCACGAAACTGCTCATTAGCGACACGGGCACTCTCAGCTTTAATTCTCTCACCCTCGGCGGTGTTGCGCTCGTTTTCGGCTGTCTGTCGCTCGTTTTCGTTGGCAAGCCTTGACTCCTCGCTCAATACTCGCTCATTCTCCATTGTGCCTCGCAGGGTTTCATTTCCGATACGCTGCTGCTCATTGTTTTGGCGTGTCTGCTCGGCTGTGGTAAACTCGCCCATTAACTCCGTGGCTGCGTTGGCTGCGTCGATGGCTGGCTGTTGGAGCTCCGCTATCTCATCGGCGGTGAAATCGGCATAGGTAAAAGCGTCGCCTTTGTCGCCCTTCTCGCCTTTGATATAGGGCAGGATGGCTGTTACTTCGGTGTCCGTCCACTCGTCATACTGCGTCTTAGACAAGGTGATGTCTGTGTCGAATATACCGCCTACGAGTTGCGAACCGTCGGGATAGATGGCGTTAGGTATCTCGGGTAAAAACTCAACTTGCACGTCACCTACGCTTAGTCCGTGGCTGTCGCAAACGATGTGGATGCGCCCATTGTCGTTGAAACAATTAACGCACTCTCCGCCTCGCTGGTATGCCTTGAAACCGTTAAAGCCTGTTGTGAATACTCTTACGGTGAAGTCATAATCAGGGAACGGCAGCTCTGTACTGACGCCGCTTTTGTCGGGTAGGATGAGCGTAAAATCGAAGTCGTCTTTGTAGTAAAGATACTTCCGCTCTGTCGTTGATTTATCACTCATATTTCAAATCGTTTAAACGGTTAATCCAGCCTTGTTTGAACCTCGCATTGCTGCCCACGGCTTTCTCGTCGATATAAGCCATGCGCCACTTCTTTATCTCGGCAAATAACGCCTTTGGCTCACGTGCGTTGATGGCCGCAAGTGTCTTGGGCCCTACAACTCCGTCAACGCTGACCTTCAAGTAACGCTGCGGGTATTTAATGCCGTAGCTGCCCGAAAGCCATACCCAATCAACGAGGATATTTGCGATGTTCTGATTCTCAATTTTGTCGGCTTGCCACCTATCCCAAAACATCTCTTTGTAGATGGCAAACCACTCGTCATAGACCATGTTGTTAAGGTCTGCCGCCGTGGTCGTCTTATAGCCTAACTTCTTGCGGTAGGCTGCGTAGGTGGCAAGCGTCACACCGCAAAGTGTGGGGCCGCCCTTGTCACCCTTGGTGACTTTATAGCCATCCTTGGCTGCGATGGCGTAGGCGTTCTGCGGTGGTAGCTTGCATTGCTTGTCGGTCAACCCCTCCTCCCATTTGAGGATAAAGGGTATCATCTTACTTAGTTGTGCCATTTTTATCGTCGTTTAAATACTCGCCTATCTTCTTGATGATTGCTTTGGCGTCAGCCTCGCTCGCACAGTCGATGGCGGCTTTTAGTATATCTTCTAACTCCATCGCTCCGCTCTTGCGCTCCTTGGCGTGCTCTCGCATTGATTTACCCTCGGTTAGTATCAATCCCACGCATAGCACCATAGAAACGTATGGCAAGGCGTAAAACGGAAGTAAAATACCGATTGAGTCAATGAAAAAGCCAATTAGCATGATGCGCCAGTACTCGCTTATTTTGGCGAGCGTGATACGGAACTTGTGGCTTTTGAGTGGCTTGTGTAGCTTGCGATTGGTGTAACACCTGTCCCAAAGGTCAAGTAGTATCACCAATATTACCACCACCCATAGCACTACCGAGATGGCGGCGTGCTGCGTGAATTGCGTTAATAAATGTGTTGTTTCCTCCATAGTAAAGTGCATATTTAAATTTATAAACTCTTCCATGTCTTACCGTCTTTTTGAATTTGAACGTCGCCGTCAATGACTCGTATTCCTCCTCGCCCTGTGCGCATGAGCGCAAGGTCGGATCGTAGTATAAATGCGCTGCTGCCAAAGCTGACAAACACTCCATTAGTGCCTTGTAGGTTGTTGGTGCCGAAGTCAAGGCTTAGGGCGACGAATACGTTAAATGTCATTGTGTAATCCTTCATGTCTCCGGATGCGGTGCCCGTGCCTACGATTTTGGCGATGATGTAATAATCTCCGTCGGCGTCGGCTGTGTAGGCGGTGTTGACCTTTGCCACGCCTGCTGCTGATGTAGCTGTGGCGCTTAATACGAGTGTGTCGTCGCTGTCGTCGTCAGTCGCCTTGCGGTAAACCTCTATGGTCATCTTATAAGCAAGGCTCAGTTGGCTCGGTGTGCTTGAAATCATGATACCCCACTCGTCACCTTTGGCGAGGTTTGCCTCAATGACTGTGGCGCTCGTATTCTGGGGGTTGGTGCCTGAATATGTCGATGATAGGGTGACGGGATCACTCGCCACGGTACGCGGTGCGCTCAGAATATCTGCATCGGTGGTGATGCTCTGATTAGTCAGCATCATGCGCACGTTACCGTCGGTGTCTTTGAGCTGCAAGCCATTCTTGTTTAGGCTTACTTGGTCGTTGCTGCCGACGGTGACTTCTGATGATTGAAATTTAACGGTGTTGCCAGCCGCGTAGCCTGTGCCATCGGCTCGGATGAGAAACTTGGCTGGTATGATTTTTGAAGGCGTCTGCAATTTGTCATATTGCAAATCTACCATTTCGCCACCAGCCCATATAACGGGGGTTGTTGTGCTCGACACGATACCGTTCAAGCCAGCCTTTGTGGTCGTCTGCGTCACTGTGCCATCGTCGTTGGTGGTGTTACCTGTGCCTACTTTAATCTTAGAGGTAAGAATCAAACCGCCTGTTATACTTGTGGTCTGCTCACGCGCCAATAGGTCGGTGAGTGTGTCCACGTCAACGTCGATGTTGGCGATGCTCGTATCTACGTAGTCCTTGGCTGCATTGGCTATCTGCTCCACTTGCGTTGTGCGCTCGGTGTAGTAGGTGTTAACTACCGTCTTAAAATCATCGGGAAGCGTCACTACGTCGTCGGTGGATGTGTAGATGGCGTATAGCTCTTTATAATACGCGTTAAATGCGTTTAGGTAGTTGCCGTTCAAGCCGAGACCGTAGCAAGTGCCTTGTTTTAACAGCTCGTTTTTATCAGCGATGAGTGATAGTACTTCTTGATATACTTGCTTCTTTTCGACGGGTGACACAACGCCATCGTCTGCCCATGATGCGATGCGCTCTTTGGCGGCGTCTGCTGTCTGCTGTGCCGTGGCTGCTGCGTCCGTCACTGCGGCATTTAGCTCGCTTATATCTTCGGGAGCTGCTATCCATTCGGTGACTTTGCTGTCATATTCGAGCTTGGGGGATGAGATATAAACCTCGTCGCCCTCGTTCTCTAATCGGAGCCAAATTAACAGTGCCGTGCAATCTTCGGGGAGTGTGCCGATGATTGAAAACTGCTGCCATTCGCCTGCTGCTGTCGGGTTTAAATAAAGGTTTGAATATGCTGATGTGCCGTCGCTCTTGCGCTTTTCAAAAATAAAACGCACTGCACGGGTAGCTGGGATGGTGTTGAAATACGCCCATACGCTAAAGGCTATCGGCGAGCCTGCTTTTACGCTGTCGAAACGCTGATAAAAGCTGCGGTACATCGCGGAGTCGTTAGCTTCGCCTTTGAGGTAGAGTGAACTGTTGCCGCCGTGCGTTACGGTGTTTGTGATAGCGCAGGTTAGCGATGAATAGATGGTATAGTGCTTTAGCTGATTGGTGAAGCCTGAATTCAGGAAGTAGTTACGATTGGTGTAGGGCACGGCGGAGGTAATATAATCATTGAGCGTCTTGCCTCCGATGGTTGATGTGCTTAGTATCTCCAGCTCTGCTTTGATACGCAGGAGTTGCTGCTGTGCGTCATACTCAAAGTAGCTGTTTTGCTTGGATCTGTCACCAAAGTAGGCGTCGCCGTAGGAGCGTAGGAACGCATGTCCCTTCGTGGCGTCATAGCCGATGCTCACCATATCTTTATCGGCAAGGCTAAAGGAATTAACGCCCTTATAAAGGATGATGCTCGGTGCTGCTGCTGCCACGGAGGAAAACACCATGAGGGTTTGGCGCTTGACGTCATCGCCTTGGCTGCCTCTGTGAGCCACGACGTCGCCTTGCAAGGGCTCGTCGCTTCCGTCGGCATAGCTGGTCATGCTTAGGTCGATATAGTGGTACTTCTTGCCGCCCACCTCAACCGCCTCTGCGCTTGCCGCCTCAACTAATCGCCAGTAGAAATGATTCGTTGCGCCCTGTGTGATGCCACTCTTGACGTTGAAGGTTTGGCAGTAGGCTTGATCTTTGGCTTGCCAGCGATTCTCCACCTCAACACCCTCCTGCTCAGCCAAAAAGTAGCAGCGATAGACGCCGGATAGCTTCTCTACCTTGGCTATGGTGATAGCTCCCGCCGGTGATATGGTCTGCTCTCCGCCGATTGAATTAACGTTGACGATTTCCAGGCTTTCAAAGTAAGCCTTTAATCGCACATATAATCTGTCGATGTCGGCTGTCACCTCGCCTGTCTCGGCGTCAACGGTGATGGCACCTCCTGATGCTCCGGCGGTATAGTTGCCGAACTCGGCACCCTCTACAAAGGTGATAGTCTTTTCGGCGGTGTCCTTTGCTCGCGCATTCAGGAACTCCTGCTTGGCTCGCAAGGCTGAATAAACGTTTTTGTTGGACGGCGTTGTGTTGTCATTGGAGGAAATGATGTAGATACTTGCTCCTGATGATGCTGTTGTGACGCCTGCTGCTGATGCGGCCACGGCGTCAACGGTGTCGGATAGTTCATCATAACGGGAATATGTAGCACTTTCGCCGACGGTGATTGTCGGGTTGTCTTCCGGCTTGTCGAGCTGATACTCGATGCCGATGATGCGGCTGCGGCGGCTTCCGGTTCTAAAAAACGCGGCGTTTATGAGCTCTACGGCATCGCCAAGGGCAAAAGGCATGATAAATTCATCATCTACCGTTTCTCCACGCTCTTTGGCGTAGGATTCGTAAATTTCACAGTCGTAGGTGTTAGGATCGATTTTAACCTTCTCTTTATACTCGTTGGCCTTTTCAAGGAGCTCCTGCTCCGCTTCTGCGACCATTTCCATTTCGGTGATCTTCGTGGCATCGAAGCCATAAAGGACGAACTCGTCGCCCTCTGCTGGATAAAGGGTGTCGTTTGGTAAATTAACTCCGTAGGTGTCGTTTCTTACGATTTCGAACATTTGACCTGCTGCTGATGTCTCGTCGGTCACTCCGTCAGGGTTGAATAGTACGGCAAAGTCCATGCCGTCTAATTTGCCGGACTTAAAAATAATGTGGAGCTCGGTGTCGAGGATGTAGGCTTGGCGAAAGGCAAAGGTATCTTTGAAGGTGAAGCGGTATGCTTGCCATGTAGTCTGGACCTCCTCGCCGTCGATAGTGTCGGTGTCGATGTAGTTTTTAGTGGTTACTGCCTTGATCGTGCCTTTGGTGCGTGGATAAACGCTGTCGAAAACAACAATATCTTCCACCACTTCCGATTCTGCCATATTCTCCCAGGCATCAACGTACGGCGTGCCCTTCGGCAACATAAGGTGGCGTTCCACGACGCCATTTTGCACGACGTCTGCTTCTGATGGACGATATGATGAAGGGAGGTTGCGCGTGGAACCGAACGCAAAGATTCGGGTGGCGTAAGTGTCTCGCGAGGATGATGATGTAATTTTGGCGTTGATGCCATGCTCGATTTGCCACTTGGTGCTTCCGTCGGCGTTAGCGAACTCGCAACGGCCAAAGTGGATGACGCCCTCTGAAACCCACACGTCGCACGCCCATTGCTCAGCCATAGCGCTTAGCGCGTCGAGGCGGCTGGTGTTGGTATAGGTGATTAGCTTGGCTTCCGTGCTTACGGTGCTGTCGATTTCAAAGACATAGTCTTTGCCCTTGTATTTCACACCGTCGGCCTGGAGGTTGGCTAAAAATATGCTCATGTGCTTGTCGAGCGTGTCGGTTAGAGACCATGAGACCTCCGGCGATCCTGATTGAGGTGCGTACTTAAAAATCTTGTTACGCCAGGTATAATATTCAGCGTCGAACTGAAGCTCATAGTCGTAGCCGCTGGTTTTGGTGTTTAGCGTCGGATTGCAATTCAACTGTTCGGAAATAATGAACAGCTCATTCTGATAGTAGCAATAATCACCGATGGTGAAATATAGCGGCTTGGCGCTGGAGAATTTAACGGTGATATAATCATCTTCTCCGAGCAGCTGCTTTCGCTTGGAGTCTTTGTTTACGACGGCTGTTGTGATTGCTGTGTCGTCAGCGCCACGGTAAATAACTATTTCTGTCATGATCTATTTGCCGGATTAGGTTCTGTTAGGCGCAGGGTAAAGGACGCCATGCCACGCATGAACTGAGTGAACTGCGAGCATGAATTATAGATTAGATGATAGGTCACGCCGCTCTGATACTGTGTGCTAATATTTAGCACTCCGGCATCGAGGACCTTGCAAAAATCGGCATAGGCCGCCATGAACGCCGCTTCGGTTGGCGCTGAAAATTGGACGACGAGCGTTAGGTCTCGTTCATCTTTGCAGGGATTTGATGTGTCGTAGCGCACTCCGTTTTCGTTACGGCTTGAATTAGTCAAATATGATTTATTTGGCGCCGGCGTCATTAGAGCTGATAGCGCTGCGGTGTTCATCGACATGCCCCAGCGCGTGTAGGCGTCTTGGCCGTTAATAAATAATTCTCCTTTTGGCATGGCTATAATGCTTTTTTAATCTCTTTAAGTGTCGATGTTATGTCGTCTTCCAGGGTGTTGTAAACCTTCTTTTGGATGGTTTCAAGGCTGGAAAGGTAGGCGTTGGATATAGCGTGCTGTGCGAGGATGTCGCTCAGGATGGTCGTCGCTTGTGCTGCGTTACCGGCTAAGCCTTCGATGATGGCAATGGTAGAGGCGCTCTGCTCTGCGATGATAGCCAGCGATGATGCTGCACTCTCTCCTGCTATCTGGAGCGCTGTAAAGCGTCCGTTAAGCTCCTCTGCCGTGTCCTCGCTTATAGTTTCATAGCTGCCTGAGCTGCCGCTCTGAGATTGCGAGGCTTTATCATAGCCTGTTATGGCAGCCACTTCATTACGGATGGCGAGGCCTTGGTCGGCGAGGCCATTCCAAATCTCCTGAAGCTCGTTAATTTCGCTTTGCGTTAGACCGCCTTCGCTCAGGCTTGCCCACTTATCGTAGAAGGCTTGCAGCTGGTCGCTTAATAGCTCGTCGATCTTAGCACTGAGGACCGCCTTCATTAGATATTCTTTCATGTTGTCGGCCATGTCGGATGCGCTTGAGTCCATATCGAGCAGGGCGCTCTCGAAGCTATCTTTTAGGCTGTCAAAGGAAACACCGGTTAATGCTTCATTTAACGCGTCGGTAATCTCGTCCATTTGGTTTGCGAGATCCGCAAAGGCCTCCCAATATTCGGACTTATCATACTTACCCTGTTCGAGCATCTTATTCCACATTTCGATGTTGTGATTGCGGATATAGTCCATTTCCTCCGGCGTCAAGCTCAGGATGTCGGTTAGTGAAAATACCTGCTTTAGGTCCTTCCCGTAGCGTTCTGCGTAGTCTTTTAGTGTCTGATTAATCGACGCATAGTCATCGCTGCCAAGCCCCCAATAGTAGGCGTTGGAGTGATGCGCCGCGTTGTAGTTCATCTGATTTTCGAGGATCTTGCGCTGCTGGTCGATGACCTGTTGCTGCATGTCGTAGGCCTCGTTCGCGATGTCGAGCGCGTTGAAGGCGCTGGAGCTGCTGATTTCGTCGGTTAGCTTCTCGATGGCTGATCGGAGCTGGTCGTTTGATTCGGTTAATTCCTCGGTTAACTCATTAACCGCCTTGGCGTTGCCGCTTGCTGAGAACCAGGAATTAAAACCGCCAAAGGTTACGGTGTTAAGGATGCTGCTGACACCGGATATTAGCGAACCGGCGATTCCGGTAACGAGCTTGCCTTTAAAAACGTCTTGGAGGATTCCGTTAACGGCATTTAGGACCGTGTCGATTAGCGAACCTATTAAGTTACCGATGCCATCTTTGAGTATGTCTAAAAGGCCAAGGACGGCCCCTGCGAGCCCCCCTGCCACGCCCCCCAAGGCCGATGATACTTTGCTCATCATATTGGCGGCGGACTTGCCAAGGATGCTCTTCAACGTATCGTTGTTGAATAGCTCTTTTAGGCCTTCGTAGGCTTGCGATAACGAACCGCTCTTTAGTTTGCTTAGGCCGTCGGTGATACCCTGGATGGACGCCTTCTGCTGTTGAAGAATAAACTGTGCTGATTCGCTGTATTGTTTGGCGTTGTCTTGCGCCGTTTGAAGGGACGTCTCGGCGGCGATTACTTCCTTCTGCGCTGATTCCACCTTGGCTTTGGCGGCGGCTCTCTCCTCGTCGGTGCCGTCACGCATGGCGGTTAAATAGTCATGCTCGGCGGCATTTAATGCTTCGATGGCCAGCTGGTGACGCTGTTGCGTGCTCTGATAGGCCCTTAGCGCTGCTTCAGCGTTCTGTAAGGCTTGTCCGAGCTGCTCAAAGTTAACAGCCATGCCTCCGCTCTGCTCCACCATTGCCTGGTACTGCTCGGCGATGGTCTGCTTGTCTTCGGCACTCATACTGTTATATTCGCCTGATTGCATGTATTGACGCAGCAAGGCGATTTGCGCGTCAAGCTCCGGCTTTAGCATACTGCCAAAGGCACCGAATACCTGTGCCCAGTCGATTTGTTGCGTCATAGCTTTGGCGTTGACACTCTGGAGCTCCTCGTCGCGTTGGCGCTCCAGGTTCAAGCGCTCGCCCTCTGTCGTCGCGTCGGCTATCTTCTTAGAATACTCCTCGGCGATGGCGAGCTTCTGCTCCTGGTATGTACCGTATTGCTTCAGGTAGCTTTGCATGGCGTCTGCTTCCTCTGCATAAACGGCATCGATGTCGTCTTGCATCTGCTTCTTTGCGATGGCTGATGCTTCTGCAAGTGAATTAAACTGCTGCTCGGTGATATTGGTGATCTCTGCGCCGTCTTTCTCAACGCTGAAGCCTCCGGTGATGCCTGCTGCCTTGTTTTGCTCGGATAACTGCTTAGCTTGCTTAAATATCTCGTCGCGCTGCTGCTGATAGTCAAACTTGATTTGTGCTATCTTCTTTTCAGCGCCATCTTTCATCATGGCGATTTGCTCCTGCTCGTTTTTGCGCTGAAGCGCCAGGAGCTCCTCGTTGGCCTTCTCCTGCGCTTTGCGCCTCTCCTCGGCGGTGTCCTTCGTGCTTTTGGCGGCGGCCTTGCTTGCGCTGCTTGATGATGGTTTTGTGTAGGTTTTTAAACCCTGATTAGCTTCGTCGACAGCCTTCTCGGATTCGTTTTTTTGTTTAACGAGCTTGTCGATGTCATCATAAAGCGCCTGATTCTTACGGTCAATAGCGTCGTTGGCTGCTTTCGCGGCGTCGTTGGCTGCTTTAATTCGCCGTGCGTTCTCGTCGGCTGCCCCCTCTCCGGTGTAGCGGCGATATTGCAGATTGCCTGACATATCGACATACATCTCTTTATAGTTGACATCTCCCTCTTTCACCGGCGTATATTTGGCGGTGGTCTTTTCAAGGGAGTTTTTTAATATCTCCTCGTATTTTTTGATAATCAACGCTGCGGCTGCGGCTGCCTTAGCTTTCTCAAGGCAAGCCTTTTTAACGGCTGCGACGTTCTTGACAAGCAGTGTATCGGCGTCGTTGATGTTATCAACTTGATAACCGAGCTCTTGGAAGGCGTCGGTGTTCTTCTTGATGAACTGAGTCTTCTCCATGTCGGAGGAAAGCTGCGACCATTTGCGGCGTAGCTCGTCATAATTGGCTATGGCTTTGCCTGCCGATTCGGCTACGGCATTGGCGTAGTCTTCTTTGGCTTGTTTGGCTGCTTCTGTCGCCTTTTTCTCCTCCTCCTGTCGCTTCTTACTCTCTTTAGATGCCATTGCAAAGGCTGTGAGCGCTCCTACGACGGTAATGATTGCTGTGGCAAGGAGGACGTAGGGGTTGGCATTGGCGACGGCGTTAAATATCTTTTGCGCCACGGTAGCGGCGGTAGTGGCAACAACGCCCTTTCCCTCTGCTGCTGCTTTGACGCTAATTGCTTTGGCTGCTGCTGCCGTTTGAATTTGCGCGATGCCCATCATTAGAGCGCTCTCCTTCTGTAAGGCGTTCTGTGCCTTGGTTAGAAAATTAGACGTGGCAAGGGACGCCTGAAGCGCTGTCTGTGTCGCCCGGATGTCTTCCTCGCTGACTCCGAGCATAGACATGGCTCCGGTTGCCGCTCCTGCGCCTGAGACGATTAGCTGGAAGCCTTGGGTGAAGCTGTCAAACATTCGGGTATCACTGGCGACGTTGCCGATTTGTTTTTGAACGTCGGCGACGATGTCTTGTAGGGCTCCGGCCTTCTCGCTTAACTCCTGCATCTTGGCTGCCAAGGCTCGCCCCTCTGCTGAAGCTCTCTCGGCGTCGCTCATGTTGCGGTATTCAATGGTTAGCTGGACGAGCTCCTGGCGCATGGCTCGCATTTGCGTGCGGTAGGATTCGAGCTTCATGCCGGATATGGCGCCTTGCATCATGCCCCACTCATTGGCGACGTCAACCTGCTCTGCCTGAAGGTTATTTAATTCTGCTGTGGCGTTGGCAAGGGATGCCTTCAAAGCATCATATTGGGCCTGTGCTTGCTCTATGGCTCCGGCGTCTTGCGTTTCTGCCGAGCGTAGCGCTTGAAGTGCTTGTGCTGCCATTTGCACGCGTCCCTGGAGTGTGGTGACGGTGGTCTGCTGCTCCTTAACGGCGGCGTTTAATTTATAGACGTTAGCGCTGGCTTCTGCTGCGCGGCTACCAAAGCCGGCACCGAGCGCTGTTGCTGCCTTTGCCGCTTCTCCTTCCAACTTCTCAAGGCTTGCTTCGGCATCGCTTAGGCCCTTGCGCAAAGCCGGCACGGAGGCATCGGTTTCGTTAAGACTGGCGATTTCGCTTTTTAGCTCGGTGATTTTCTGGCGTAGTTCCTCGGCCTTGTTGAAGTCTTCTTCGTTGGCGAATAGTAAATTTTGTTGAACGGCCGGCTGTGATGACGTGGCGCCGGTGACGCCCTCGATTGTGGAGAGTGCTGCTTTATATTCGTTAAGGTCTGCGGTTAGCGATTCCAGGACCTTAGCCTGCTGATTTAGCGCCTTGGTCTGTTGCTCGTAGGTGCTGACGTTGCCGGTTGTTAAAGCTCGATTCGCTGCTGCCTGAAGCTGCTCCATTTTCTCGCGGATGCCATTGGCTGCGGCCTGAGTGTCTCGGATGACTATATTTAGCGACGCTATCTGCTTTTGCGCCGATGACATGTCAAAATTTTTGCCGAGCTCCTGAATGGTTTTTGAGGTAGCCCTGGTCATCTCCTGCGCCTCTTTCATCTTGCGGATGTAGTCGCTATTGTCGCCACGGATGTCGAAGTTAATTCCTGCCATGATTCTCTATGCGTTTAATTCCATTTCATGCTTTTAATCTTCTCCAGATTGGCCGGATCATCGGCACGAAGGACGCTGTCTTCCATGTAGGCGTCATGGGCCTCCTTCTTGGAGGTGTATATCGTTGAAATCTGGTCGGCGAGCATTAAACGTAGGCTCGCAAAGTCGATGCCCCAAAGGATATAATCTTTGGTCCAACCGTAGCGCTCGGCGGCTCTGTCGAGGATTGTGCCGTAAAGGCTATGCCCGCCAAAGGTTAAAGTTATCGAGTCGCTTTTGTCCTGCTGCGCTTTGGCGATGGCGTTTCGCCGTTGAAGGTCTTCTGCGATGCCTATCTGCCTGATGATTGCTTCTGTGTTGTCGTCGGATAGAATTATTGTTAGTAGCGTCGCGAGGTCTTCTGTGTTGAGGCTGTCACAGATTCGCTGTGTTGTGTTTTTAATCTCGTCGGGATTAGTTAATTGGCTTGGGGAATTTAACGCGGCATAGGCGATTATTTCCGCTACGGCGCGGCGATGTGAAGCTGCAAGACGGATAGT